TTTCGGATCTAAGATCGTGCTTTAGCGCTTTAGTGCGGCGAAGTTTCGGATCTATATATTACAGAGGGGACCCACCCCCTCTATAATATATGGAGAGTTCGAAGACATCTCCCACCGTAGCTATACTACCTTAAAGCATTTTATCGTCACATTTCCTGTAATTACATTTGATGCATATTATACTGTAACTATGTTGTCACAATATCACAAACACCCTGCCCCCGATTTTATTTTTACTAAAAAAGACCCCCCCCCTAATTTTATTTTTTACTAAAAAGGCATACTGCAATTTTATTTTTTACTAAAAAGGATAGTTCTTTGACACAAAAACAAGCAAATCAACCGTTACAAGTAAAAATATTGTGAAAAATGCTTGACAATACGTGTCTATTATGTTATAATATAGATAACATAGTAATGTTGACGCCTATTTTACAGGCAATATTGCTACACAGAAAGGACATGTTGATATTATGGCACGTAATCCGAACTCAATAATGGGCATAGTCCACACTTTGCCCTGTAATGAACCTATAGAGATTATAGCACTCGGCGATTTACACATAGGTGATGCAAACTGCAATATGAAGCTCGTACAGTCCATGATTGACAGCGTATTGAATACCCCTAACAGATACGCTATCCTTACAGGAGACCTGCTCAATACAGCAATTGTTGGAAGTAAGTCTGACTCTTATTCCGAAACAATGAAACCACAGGACCAGTTAGACACAGCAGTAGACCTGCTCAAGCCTATTGCAGATAAGATACTTGCAATTGTCCCCGGTAATCATGAGGAGCGTATCTCACGCAGCGTTGGAGTAGATATGACACATGTATTGGCTACATCGCTTGACCTTGAGAATTGTTACAGAAGCACATCAGCACTTCTCTTTGTAAAGATCGACAAGCAGTGTTATTCAATTTACATCAACCACGGACACGGTGGCGGACGCAGACCCGGGGGGAAGATAAACGGCTTGTCTGACTTTGCACAGATTATTGACACTGATTGCTATGTAATAGGTCATACACACTTACCTGCTACGTTTAAACAGCAGACTTACAGAGTATCTGCACAGCGTGGTGTGGCTACTCTCAGAGAGCAGTTGTTCGTCAACACAGCGTCAGCGTTACACTATGGCGGATACGGAGACCGTAATGGATATGTTCCGGGGTCGAATAGTTACCCTGTAATTATATTAGATAACACAGAACATAAATTAAACGTGATTTTGTGACACATATGCCACAAAATGAAAGGAGATAATGAACATGAAAAGAAGATCAGCACTGGACAAAGAGGTACGTCCTGCAAGATTCGTGGGTAAAGATGGGAAGCCTGTCATCAAGAATGAGGAACCCCTTACAGTAGAAGCACGAAAGAATGGTTACAAGAACATCGGCAAGGGTAGAATCTACATTAACCCTGAAGTGTTTGAGTCGATGTGCTTTGCTTGGTGTACAGAGGAAGAAATTGCAGCATATTTCGGATGTAGTACAGAAACATTGTGCAAGTGGTGTAAGCGTACTTACGGAAAGAACTTTGCTGAAGTGTTCAAAGAATTGCGTACAGCAGGCAACGTAAGTCTCAGACGGCTTGCAAGACTCAGAGCAGAGACAAACGACATCATGCTCATCTTCATGTGTAAGAACTACTTGGGTATGTGTGATGATCCTAAGAAGTACGAAAAGAATGCTTCGCTTGAGGACAAGATGGGTAAATACTTCGATGCACTTACAGATCAGCTCACAGATGACTCTGACGATTCTGATGACTCTGACAAGACTAATTCAACTTCAGATACAGGTGATACAGGTGAAAAAGCGTGATGAGGTAGTTGATAAGCTCTACTCTAAATTACAGCAAAAAGTGCTTAAGTTTGCGGTCAAGAACGACTTCTTCATGCTGATAAACCACGGTGCTAAACGTTCAGGCAAGACAATCGTTGATAACGATTTGTTCTTGCTTGAGCTTAAGCGTGTAAGACGTATGGCTGATGAAGCAGGAATAGACAGCCCTCAGTATATTCTTGCGGGGGCTGACCTGTCATCATTACAGCGTAATGTGCTTATTGAGATTGCAAACAAATATCACATCGAGTTTAAATTCGATAAATACAATAGATTTGAAATGTTCGGTGTTATGGTATGCTGCTTTGGTCATTCTAAAATCAATGATTTATCACGTATCAGAGGTATGACAGCTTGGGGCGCATATATTAACGAAGCAACTATGGCTAATGAACAGGTATTTGATGAAATTAAATCCAGATGTTCCGCTCCCGGAGCAAGAATCATTATGGATACAAACCCTGACAGACCTGGGCATTGGCTCAAGCGTGATTACATCGATAAAGCAGACCAGAAGACTATAGCAGCCTTTCACTGGACAATAGATGACAATACATTCCTTACACCTGACTACATAGCAAAGCAGAAAGAGACAACACCGTCAGGTATGCTCTACGAAAGAGGCATAAACGGTGCATGGGTAGCAGGTGAGGGCGTGGTCTATCCTGACTTTGACCGTGATGTGCACTATATACATGAAGCAGATGTACCGTTAATCAAAGAGTATTGGGCAGGTCAAGACTTCGGTTGGGAACATACAGGAGCCATTGTGTTGTTCGGACTTGGTTTTGACGGTAATACATACCTGCTTAAAGAGTGGAGCGGTAAGCATAAGAACATATCTGAATGGGCAAGCATTGTAAAAGATAAGATAGAGCCTAAGATTTACAAAGACAATAAACGTCTTACAGTGTATTGTGATAGTGCGAGACCTGACCTCATAGAAGAGCTCAAGTGTGCGGGTGTTGATGCACGTAATGCTAATAAAGACGTTATGGCAGGTATTTCAGAGGTTGCTACGATGCTTAAAAACAAGACATTATTCATCATAGAAGAAAACGTAGAACGTTTTGATGAAGAAATAGACACATACTGTTGGAAAACAGATGCAGACGAACCTATTAAGCAGCATGATGACGTAATGGACGCTGTTCGTTACGGTATTTATACTAAGAAAGCAGCAGCACGAAACAGTGCTAAGCTGAACGATGAAGACTACCTGTTGGGAGGTTGGTAATTGGTGGCTACTACAGATAAAATATTACGTGTGTCTGATGACAAAGACCTTATTACAGACACAGTTGAACTTAACTCGTACATTAAAGACCATGATGCTTTGGTGACTGATACGTATCAGGACTTCTGGAACGCTTATTCTTGTAACTCAAGGATTCTTGACACAACGCTTGTACCGTCTAAATCGCTTAATAAGCCTGACTACCGTATCGCTACGAACTACCCTCGTTATGTCGTTGATACTTACAATGGCTTTGCAAGGGGTATTCCTGTTAAAGTGTCATCTGATGAAGAGTCTGTTACAGAGTTTGTTAGGCATGTGTCGGATATTAACGACCTTGACAACGTAAACATCGAGATACATAAAGCAAAATGTATTTTCGGAGAAGCTTATCAGATTGTGTACATGGACGAGGACGGAGAGATTGGAACGATAGCTTCAGACCCGCTCGAGTCATTCCCGATTTACAACAACTCAATCAAACCTAAGCTTCGCTATTTTGTACGTACATATTATGACGAGGACGGAAACAGACACGGAAGCATTTCAGACGATACACATGTGTACTACTTCGACATAAGCGGCGGTGAGATAGTATACACTGAACAGTATGAACACGGATTCCCGAGTGTACCCGCTATAGTCTACACCATGAACTCGGCACGTATCGGTCTCGTTGAGGTCATACTTCCTATGTGCGATGCTCTTGACAAGATAATATCTGAAAAGATGAACGACGTTGACTCGTTCTCTGATGCTATAATGAAAGTCATAGGTCCTAAGCTTACAGAGAAGCAGGTTACAGACCTCAGAGACAGGCGTATCATCAACATCGACGGTACAGAAGCTCAGAACTCAACTGTTGAGTTCTTGTCGAGACAGTCAGGAGACTATACACAGGAACATCTGATAGACCACCTTATAGACATGATACATACAGTGTCAATGGTTTGTAATATATCTGATGATACGTTTGCTACATCGTCAGGTATTGCTCTCAAAATGAAGATGCAGACGATGACAAACCTTGCTTCGGGTGATTGGCTTATTGATAGGTCAGCCATGAAGAGATTCTGGGAGCTTGTCTTCGGTCATGCTGCAACATCTGTAAATGAAGAAGAGTGGTCAGCTCTTCAGTTTAACCATACACTCAACTATCCTGATGACCAGTCATATGCTGCTGATACAGCAACTAAACTTTCAGGCATTGTAAGTCACAGAACACAGCTTGCCGTGCTTCCTGCTTCCATAGTCCCCGACATAGACAAAGAGCTTGAGCAGATTGCTAAGGAAGAAGAAGACGGAACATCAGTTGATACATCAGATGATACAACAGACACATCAACTGAAAGCAGTAATATATCAACTGATACATCAACTGAAGATACACAGACTGATTTGGGGGAATAATATATGCGTGAGAGTGTAGTTGAGAAATATTGTGTAGATGTAGCAGGGGAAAATGGTTTCCTCTGTTACAAGTTCACAAGCCCGTCGATCAATGGTATACCTGACAGAATTGTCATAGGTCATGGGTTGATCTTCTTCATAGAGCTTAAGGCCCCGGGGAAGAAACCTCGTAAGCTGCAGGAAGTAGTGATTGCACGATTACGTAATCACGGGGCTCTTGTCTACGTAGCAGACACAAAAGAAAAAATCGATGAAATTTTTCAGGAAATTAATGAAAAGTACTTGACAAGTTAAAATCTTTATGATATAATAAAATATGGGATAAGTATGTTTTTGATTGTAGGTGATTTTAACATGGTCAAAATAAATATAGGATATGATGATAACGTAAAAAAAGAATACGTAGTATGTGAGGGGCATGCAGAAGACGAAGTAAGATGTGCAATGTTAACAGCAATCAATGTCTCTGTAATAAATTACATGCGTCAGGTATGCAATGGTGTAGGATTTGAAGCAGAGATTGATTACGGCTATTGTCATATGTATTTTGACTATCTGAACGAAGACGGAGCCATTATCAAAGACATGTATGAATACAGCTTACAGCAGTTAGCTGAATCACACCCTAAGAGTTTCAAGGTTATTAAGGACGAATAACATATAGACCAAGCATTAATGTCGTTAAACTTTATGGATTACGGGAGCATTAACCGTGTAAAATAATACTATGGATTTAAAGGAGACAAGCAAATATGATATCTAAATTGGACTATTTAACACTGTTCTTTGGCGATGAGGGCGTAAGTGCTGATACATCAGGGTCTGACATCGGAACAAATGATAATAACAGCACAGAAAGCGTAACAGATCAGAACAAGGCTGATGATGACGGCGGTTCGGCTAAGAAATACAGCGATGATGACCTGGACCGTATCCTCAAAAAGAAGTACGATAAACTCGTTAAGAAAGCAGAAGAAGAAGCTGCTAAGAAGAGCCGTTTGGAGAACATGAACGCTCAGGAAAGAGCAGAGCAGGAACGTGACGAGCTCAGAGCAGAACTTGATGCACTCAAGAAAGCTAACGCAAGAGCAGATACAGAGAAAACAATCAGGGGCTTGCTTCAGGAGAATAAGCTTGACGTACCTGATACAATCGTTGCAATGCTTGTCGACGATGATGCAGATAAAGTTAAGGACAACATCAAGGTGTTTACAAAGTGGGCTAAGGATTATGGTGAAGCATTTGCCAAGACTAAGTACAGTCACAAGACACCGTCCACAGGAACATCCGGTGCAGGACTTACAAAAGAAGCTATATTGAGCGAGCCTGACAACCGTAAGCGTCAGCAGCTCATTAAAGAGAATTTACCTCTTTTCACAACAAAAAGAAGATAAGGAGCGGATTTTATTATGAGTACACTTGATTACAGAACACTTTATTTCGATGCACCTGAGGGTACTACAATCAGTACAGACCTCAACCCCGAAATCTCGGTAGACCATACCGAAAGACTGGTAAAGGATATTACCACATTTGTTAAGGCACTCGGTATTACTAACATGCTTCCTATGGCTGCAGGTAATACAATTAAGCGTTACAAGACCGTAGCACATGACCTTGCTGAGCAGGTGGCTGAGGGTGAGGAAATCAAGGCTACAAAGGTTGAACGTAAGGAGCTCGATCCTCTCGTAATCGACATCAAGAAGTATCGTAAGGATACCACGGCTGAAGCAATTCAGAAAGTCGGTTACAGCATTGCAGTTGATAACACCGATGATGCACTTATCAGTGCTGTACAGAATGAGAAGAAGAAGGAGTTCTTCAGCCTCATCACTAATACATCAGGTTCTACCACTGCAAAGGGCGGTGCAACCGTACAGGCTGCTGTAGCTTCTGCATGGACCTCTATTCAGAAAGTATATGAAGACATTGGAGCAACTCCTGTATTCTTCATCAACCCTGAAGATGTGGGTGATTATCTTGCAAATGCTTCGATTACGATGCAGACTGCATTCGGTTTGTCTTACTTCGAGAACTTCCTTGGTCTCGGTAACATGTTCGTAACATCTCAGGTTCCCGCAGGTACGATCTATGCTACAGCAACTGAGAACCTCAATTGTGCATATGTTGCACAGGGCGGCGACGTTGCAAATGCACTTGGTCTTACTTACGATGAGTCAGGTGTTGTCGGCATGAAGCACTCTCTTATTGACAGCAGAGCTTCCGTAATGACCCTTGTTGTTACAGGCGTGCTCTTCTATGCTGAGTCTGCAGAGGGTATTGTTACATCGGCTATCACAAAGGGTTAAAATAGTAAGGGCGGAGCGAGATTAAGACCTCTGCTTCGCCCGATTTTATAAACGAAAGGGGAAACACGTATGACAGCAATTGAAATAGTTATGAAACGTACTGAAATATCAGAAGATGACGCAGCATATTATGTTAAACTTGCTGAATTGCGTGTTCGTAAATTCTTGGAACTCGAGAGCACCGATGAACTCGATGAATATTTGTTTGGTATAGCAGATATTGCAACACTGATGTATCAGTATGATAAGAGCACAAAACAGGCTAATGCTTCGCTCGGGTACTCTAACAGAAGTATCAGCGAGGGCAGTGTAAGCAAATCAGAGACTGCTATGACCGGTTCCGCAATTCGTGAAACATACGAAGATGCAATAAACGATATTCTGAGGAATCTTGACGGTGACGTTTTAGGCGTGAGGTTCATCTGATGTATACAAGAGATGACTTTGAAGAGTTCAAAAAGGATTACAAAATATACGGTACTCACACTAAATCAGATAAATATCTCAACGAAAGCATAGTAAGAGATGAAGAACCTAAATGTGTAATACATACGATGTGGCACCCCCTTACAGATACATCAGCAATAGCTGAATACGGTAAGAACATAAGCAAGATGTTTTATTGTGTAATGTATGAAGATTGTGATGTAGACTACAATGACGTTGTTGAAATCAGAGGTCATGAGTATGAAGTAGTAGGTATCAAATACTACAATACACATACACGTATCGATGTGAGCAGGAAGAAAGCGTGATGATATGGCTGATAAATTATTCGAACAGATGGAAAATAACATCAAATCTGGCGTAGTTGAAGCTATGGATAACGCAGGTGCTGCTGTATGTAAGGAAATGAGCAAAAGGCTCATATCTGATGGTCACGTGGACACAGGACATCTCGTAAACGATATGATGTACAGTGTTGAGAACAACGGTGATGATGTCACAGTTGATGTGTACATAGCTTATTACGGTAAGTACATTGATTCAGGTACAGGTAAACGTCATGGCGTACCTAACGGTAGAGATCATTGGCGCTATAAAGACCGTTACGGTGAGTGGCATTATACAACAGGTATGACGGCAGATCCCTTTATCGATGAATCAGTAAACGCTGTAGTTGAAAATCTTACAGAGACAATAGGAGACCGTATTACAGCACAATTAAGCAAACGAATAGGTGGTGAGAGAATATAACATGGTTGACTTACGAGAAAAGGTTGGAAACGGTTTAAAGACTGTAACAGACAACGTCAAAATGAGTAAACCTGATGGTGATGTCTCTCTACCTCTTATATGTTATGCAGAGACAAGCAACACGAATGTAAACATAGCATATGACCGCATGAAATACAGAGTTGCTGTTTACGCTAACACATTTGAAGAGCTTACAGCTCTAATCGAAAGTGTAGATAATCTCATGGTGGACATTTTCGGTATGACGAGGACAAGTAAGACACCTGACGGAGACTCAAGAGTGGGAACCGATTTGTACCTCTGCAGGCTTGACTATTCTTGCTTGTACAATTTAATCTACAACTACATTGTGCGTAACAGCACATAATTTGAAAAGGAGCGATTATATTATGTTGGATTACAAGAAGCTTTATTTTGATGATACGCTTGACATTACAAAGGCACAGACTACGATTGGTATTGTCATCACTGTAGGCGATGCTAAGATTCTCTGGGCATACACAGCAGGTGATCTCGGTGGTGAGCCTGAGACTCTTGACTGTACACCTCTTTCGGCTAAGGTACAGATGAACAAGACAGGTATTCAGAGTTTGGATAACTGGACTGTTGACTACTACTTCAACGATGACGACTTTGCTACACTCGAAGCTCAGAAGAAAGCAGCTTCACAGTCAGACATCACCATTACACTTCCTAATGGCGGCAAGTTCTCCAACAAGGGTAAGTGCACAGCTAACTACGCTACAGGCGTTGCTGTAAATGGTATGCTCTCAGGTCATGCCGTGTTCGAACTCTCTAACCCTGACGGTTGGACATACACTCCTGCAAGCGCAGGCTAATTGACGTAACAGTCTCAGGGCGGATATTATTTAAAAAATATCCGCCTTTTTCTGATTTATGTATTGACAAATTGTTTTATTCGTGTTATAATAATACTTGGGAAGATGTATGTGTCCCGAAATATTATATTACAAAGGAGATTTTATTATGTTTATTAATCACTTTGACCTCACGGTACACGATGAAACAGGAGCTTCTATTAACGTTGCTCTCAGATTGCCTATTGGTTCTCAGCTTGAGCTTAAGCGTAAGTATAATGAGACCACAAGAGAAACACTTTTGAATGCTGCACAGGACGATGAAAAGCTTATTGAAGTCATTACAAAGTCTCTTAACTGGAAAGGTAATGAGAACACAGTCAAGTCTGGTGAAACTCTTCTTGAGTTGCTTATCGACGACGGCGACATCGGTATTATCTCAAGACAGCGTCTCATGGTTGAGCTTGGAGCGGTTTCAGGTATTTTCAGCGTAAAGGAAAAGGCTGTCATCATGAAGCGTATTAACAATGCGGAAGCAGAGATGCTCGGAGAATTGGAGAATATCGAAGACGAAGACGGAGAGGACTTATCAAAAAACTCGTAAGCACCCCGGCTGCAACAGTTGAAGATATTATTCATCGGGGAATGGCATATGGTGCGCCGTTCCCCGATTTTCTTGACTGGAGCTGGGGTGAATTAGTGGAATTCATTACAGCATGTAACAAGAAAAACCTTGATGACCTGAGAATGCAGGCAACTATGGATTTCACGCATGCCGTTCTTGTAGGCAAAGTATTCAGCTCTAAGAAACAGAAGCTTAAAGTAATTGATGAATATCCGTTCTTGTGGTCACAAGAAGAACGTAATAAGATTATACTTGAGAACTTCGAAAGACAAATGATGGCAAAATGTAAAAAGGGGTGATCTTAAATGGCAGATAACAATGATCTTGAAAAGGTGGTCAGAATACGGGCTGACACAAGTGGTGTCACTGAACCCCTTAACAGTGCTAATCAGAAAATGGACAAATTCGAGAAGCTTTTCAAGCAGTCTGCTAATGCTGTAATATCATCTACTGCAAAGATGGTTAACAGCATAAGCACATCGTTCGGAAATAAATTCGGCGACAACATGACTAAGCCTGTTACACAGAGTTTTGCAAAGCTTGACAGCTCTATTAAGAACATACAGAACACTATCAAGGGCACAAATGACACTAAGAGTATATTCAGCAATCTTGACACCAAGAGTCTTATTTCTGAGTTCGACAAGATAAACAACAAGATTGACCGTCTTGCTGATACAGAGAATAAGATGAAATTCTTAGGTGTAGACAAGGCGTCTAACTCGTATAAGGGCTTGTCTTACGAGATGAAGAACGCTGAAACACAGGCGTATGAACTTAGCAAAGCTATTGTCACTGCTCTTCCTGACAAGATAGAAGAAATCAAAGCTAATATGGAAGAAATAGCGTCTCAGAAGACACCTACCAAAGAATACAAAGCTATGCAGGATAGCGTTGAGAAAGCAGAAGTAGCCCTTGAGAAACTGCTTAATCAGCGTGACAAGCTATTGTCAAAGAGTATCGACAAGCAGAATAAGGAGTGGGACAGCTACGGAGACAAGATAGCTAAGGCTAAGGACAAGGTAGCACTGTTTGAAGAAAAGCTTAAATCTATACAGTCATCAGGAAAGGCTCTTGAAGCTCCCTCTACGAAAGAATATGAACGTGTATCAGCTGCTCTGAAGAAGTCAGAAGAATCTCTTGAAAGAGCAGTTAGGTATCAGTCTGACCTTAAAGCAAACTCTGTTACAAAGAATGAGAACGCATGGAGAAACAACGAAACAGCAATAGCAGAAGCTACAGCTAAACTTGACAAGTACAAGCAGAGCTTAGCTGACATGACTAAATACGGAAGCAACTTGGAGCCTACATATGTACCTAATCAGGATTATGTAAACCTTGAGAAGAACATAGCTAAGGTTACAAGGCGTCTTGACGAGCTCAAAGCAAAGCAGAGTGCTAAGTTAGCTACAGGTGTTGACCAGACCAGTTATGCATGGAAACAGCTTGCACAGAACGTCAACGAGACTCAGGCAATGCTTGATAACTACAACGCTAAGCTGCAGGTTACAAGCAAATATGACACTGTAACAAAGGAATCAAGTGCATATGTTGAACTTAAGAACAACATAGCATTAGCTGAAGCAGAGCTTAGCAAGCTTGTTACAAAGCGTAGTGAGTTGCAGTCAGCTAAACCTATTGAAGAGTCTGATGCATGGATCAAACTCGATACACAGATAAAGAACGCAACAGCAGACGTAGAGAAGTACAAGGCAGAGCTTGACGCTATATCGAGTGCTGACTTAGGTAAAGAACAGATACCCACTAAGGCTTATGAACAGGCTGCTTTAAGCCTACAGAACGCAAGAGCAGAGCTTGACAGACTTGTGTCATTACAGGGTCAGATAGCAACATCAGCACCTGTAGAAGCTACTGAAGCATATACTAAACTGTCAGCACAGATACGTGAAGCAGAGGACAGGGTCAACTCTGCAAGATCTGCTCTCGAGGGCTTCGAGGGTGGAGACACTAAGTTATTTGACTTGGGTATCGACTCTGCAGAGTATGGTAAAGCTGCTGAACAGCTTTCCACGTATGAGTCGGCACTCGGCAACGCTACATCACGTCTTGACTCTTTCAGAGGCACAGCAAGCTATGCAGTGTCTGCTCTGTCTAACCTTAGCGGAGCTGCAGGTGTTGCAATGTCCATAGCAAGTGGTCTCGGGAACATATTCGTTAAAGCTTTCAGCAAGATAAAAAGCGGAATAAACAGTGCTGTCAAGAAGTTCAAGCTGTTCAACAACAACATGTTTTCCATGGATAAGATGGCGAAGAAAGTCACTCGTTCTCTCACATCTGTATGGACTACATTTGTTGGACGTATCAGACGTTTAGCTGCAGGTGAGATATTCAACGATGTAACAGAGAACATAGGCAAGCTTGCCAATATGTCTCCACACTTTAACACTGCTGTATCGAATATGATCGACAGCGCAAAGGCTTTAGGTGCTCAGATTATAGCAGGAATAGAGCCTATTGTATCGGCACTCGGTCCTATCGTATCCGAAATTACAGATGAACTAACCAAGCTTGCAGACGCTGCTTCTCAGTTCATAGCACGTCTTTCAGGCGGTGATACATACATCAAGGCTATTAAGGGTCAGAGTGACTATGCTAAGAGCATTGATAACTCTACAAGCAGCACAGAAGCTCTTAACAAGGCTACAAAGGATTACAAGGAAACTGTTCTTGGGTTTGATCAGCTCAACAAGATGGAAGATGCAAGCTCAGGTATTGCTTCATCAAGTCTTGAGACAACGTACACAGGCTCCGATGCGTTCAACGAGCTTGCAACGGATATGCATGATGCAGCTGAGAACGGAGACTTTGAGACAGTCGGCAAGGACGTTGCAAAGGGTATAAGTCTTATTACACAGTCACTGGCTGATGCCGTGGGTTGGAGTAAGAACAAAGACCGTATCAAAGATACACTCAGTAAGGTATCTGATACAATCAACGGATTCTCCAAGGGGCTTATAGAGCATGGAGCACAGATAGGCTCTAATATAGCAGACATAGGTAATACTCTTGTAGAGAGTGCAGGATATCTGCTTAACAACATAAGTGCTCTTGACCTTGGAGCAGGTATAGGAGAAATCCTTGATAGCTCTATCAATAACTTCAACTGGGATACTCTCGGAGCCGACATCGTAGACGGAATAGAGTTTGCACTCGACTTTGTAACAGGTTTAGTCAACTCTGATTTCCTTGCAGACCTCGGAACAGCATTGTCTGATGCAATAAGAGGTATGATAGAAGCACTCGACCCGGAGAAATGGGCAGCTGCTCTTGACGCTATCGTAAAGGGTATATTTGACTTCTTCGCCAACATCAACATCGACAACGAAGATGCAGCAGCTCTCGGAAACAAGATAGTAGAATTCTTGAAATTGTCTCTGCTTAACCTCGACTGGCAGGCTGTAAGCGACGGTGTAAGCAATGTAATAAGAATTCTTATAGACACACTCTCAGGTCTTCTTACATCTATTGTAGAAGCTGTATTCGACCCTATGACATGGGTTGCTATAGGTGTTACAGTAATCAACACGCTTATCTCTGCTTTCGAGATATTGCTTAATGCTATAACGGATTTGATTGAGTTGCTCGTGAACGGTATTATAGATATCGTCAACGGCGGTATCAGCATGCTTAATGCAGGCTTGTCATTATTTGGAGAAGATGCAATATCTGAGATAGAGCACATAGACATATCACATACTACACTTCCTAAATATAACGTAGATTCTGAGACGGGTGAAGCATGGTGGGGTGACAAGGACAAGAGTGACAAAGACAGTACGACGGACCCTTACGCTTACCTGTACGACGGAACGTATGACAAGACACAGACCGAAGCTGAAGACAAGCTGTATGAATTACTTAAGAGCATAGACGGTGACGGTGCTACAACAACATATGACAACACAGGATATGCTACATCAGATGATTACAGATATGATACATCAGCATACGGTGGTCTTGAGGCTACGTCAAGTGATGACATAACAAACGCTGTAGCAAGCGGTGTAGAGCAGTCAATGGATAAATATGTAGGTCAGATGACAGACGCTATGAATACACAGGGTGACAGTGGTGACATTGTTCTTAATGTGGATAGCATAGAGCTTGCACGAGCTGTAGTGAAAGGTACAACCAAGATAAGCAGAACAGCAAATCATAGCGTGTCATTCTCATAATATTACAAGAGTAGGTGATGTGAGTCACCTACTCTTTCTTTTTACCCCGTTGTGCAAATTGACTATTACATGGTTAAATCATAGGTGTTGTTTTGTGCATTACGCTGAAAAAGTATTAGATGTGTCTTTGAAAAGTTCGGAAAGTTCGGTTTTGAAATTAAAAACGAACCAAAAAACGAACTTTTTTTACCCTGATAAATGAGGATATTTTACGAAAAAAGGCAAAAAGTTCGAAAGTTCGAAAATATTTGATCCATTTAAAAAATATATTATTATATAAGGGTATTATATAGAGTTTAGCAGAAAAAAAATCGAACTTTCGAACCAAAGCCCCTGGAGCCTTGATACTGTAGGCTTTAAGTCGGTTCGGTCGATACCGAACTTTTTCGAACTTTTTATAGCATACCCCGCTCACATTTTCCAGTGTAATAAATAAATTTAATGACAATTGCTATGTTTCTATTGACAAATTGCTTATTATATGCTATAATATATTATGATAAGGAGTTGATTGAATTGACTGACATAGCACCTAACAACGAGAAGACACTCAACACAGGCATGGTCACTCTCAACGGCGTATCCGTTATTGACCCCTCTGTCTTAGAGTGGAATTTACAGGATATATCTGCTTCAGACGCAGGACGTGATGAAGCAATGGTTATGCATAAAATGAAAATAGGTCAGACGAGAACCTACAAGCTTGAGTGGAACAACATCGACCCGGGAAATGCTTCTGTAATACTCAGAGCTATTAACGAGAAAGAGACGTTCTACTGCTCACTTTTCGATGTAATGGACGGAAAGATGGAAAACCGACTGTATTACGTAGGAGACAGAACAGCACCGTTCAGGCGGTGGACAGACCAGAGCGACGGAAAGGTATATTCTAAGATTTCGTTCACTCTGATTGAAGTAACGCCTGATAGCAATAAGGACGAGGAGGAAGAGTCCACATGAGAACTTCTGTAACCACTGACCTTGCAGAGATTAAGCCTAAGATAAAAGGTTACTTATGTCCCGCAAACATAGATGAAGCCGAGGGTTCATCACGTATTGACTTTACAGAAGCTGACATCGTGTCAGGCTCTCTTGTATTCCGTGAGAGCACTTCTAACTCAGGAGAAATAACCGTCGGTGCTGCTATAATATCGTCTTGTGATTTCTCATTGTGGAATGATACAGGTAAGTTCTCTGAATGGACATGGACAAACTCAGCTGTAGACATAACACTTGTGTTTGACGGTACTGAGGTTTACATGGGTAATTTTCTCGTTGTGTCACACACAGAGACGGGTAACACCATTAAAGTCGAAACACTTGACCCTCTTAAAGTAATGGATACACATATGCTTTATGAGGTCGGTATACAGTGGCCTGTAGATGCAGTTGATGCTGTAACTCAGCTTGCTACGTTCGGTATCTCAGGAATACAGATTAAGGGTCTTGACAATGCAAGAGGAATTACTCTTGAAGACCCGGGAGACGACCAGATGACTAACAGAGATGCTATATCTTACATAGCACAGCTTCTCGGGAAATATGCATTGTTCAGGTCTATCTCACGTAAGGATAACACGTTGTACTTTGGTTGGTATAACACAGATGCAGCATATGACGTGGGAACTACATTCTCGCATGACCTCAGAACAGATGATATTTCTATCTCAGGTGTATCTGTTACATCATCTGATGACGATGACGCTAAGACTGTAACGCTTGGAGAGTCTGACTACGTGCTTGAGATAGCTGACAACCCGTTCATCACGAACAAGAACGTTGAAGCAGTAGCCGAACGCATTTCATCTTCTGTAACAGGTTTTTCATTCCGACCAGGCACGTTTACAATAGCAGGAACGCCTAAGATAGAAGCAGGAGACTGTATTACGATATCTACAAGAGATCAGAAGAACATCAAGACAATTGCTTCTAATGTAACATACAAGCCAAGCAACCTTAAAGAAAACATCACAGCAGACGCTGAGTCAGCTGACGGAGACTTACAGATAAGCATACAGCAGTACATCAAGAAAGTAGTTAAAGCAGAAGTTGACAAAGCAACAGGTGATGGTGGTGGAGAGGGTGGGTTATCGCCTGACAATTTGTACAAAATTTTAAGACCGTCTGACTGGATAGAAATGCCGATAGCAGGCGAAAATGAAGCATATATATTGATATTAATACCTGACGATAGCTCCAATAAACTCAGCTTGAGCATTACGACTTCCAGTCAAGATGACACTGTATCTGTTTACACAGGTTCAGCAAACAGTGACGGAACGCTTGACATTGTAACAGATGACACAATGGAATCTACCACCAATTCATCATTTATATACAGTTTTCAGATTTCCATCGACTCTAATAATTATGTGAATATTACAAGTGATGGATATAAACAGTTCTTGACAAAAATTGAGTGTTCAGCACCTATGTTAACAATAAGCTGTTCACTTCTCGGCGGAGATAATTATATTGCTGAGTTTAGAGGAAATGCTTCTAATCTTACATCATCACAGACATATTCTATACCAAGTTCAGTATATTATGCTACGCTTGACGGAAACTCGAACTGTAAAATAAATTTAAACGGTCGAGATAATCTTGTACTTGCAAGAAATTTTGTCGGAAATGTTAATGCGAGAAACTGTAGTAAATTGACGTCAGTTGAAAAGTCAATTTCTGCAGATGAAAATGCAAGCAGTTCGTTTTACGGTGACTCTAATTTGCAGTATGTAGGCATATCACACAATGGAGACGTGTTTGACGGATCTCGTATGTTTTACAATTGTTCATCATTGGCTCTGTTTCAGTCTGTATCGATAAATGCAAATTCAATTAACATGAATTCATTTTGCTACGGGTGTACATCTCTTTTGTATTTTCCTAAGATTAAGACATCCGGAACAGCTGTTATGACCTCAGCATTCAGTGGTTGTAGTTCGTTGATGCAGATAGGGGATATTGATTGTGGAGATATCACAGCATGTAATTCTATATTTTACAACTGTACATCGCTTAAATCCGTTACACTTGGAACACTTGGAAATGGCACCACTGCAACTAATTTATTCAACGGTTGTACATC